CCGATTCGGTGGCCCAGGCCTTCACGGTCGCCACCAGGTACGCCATGGCGTTGTTGGTCCTGCGCAGAACATTCCAGAAGTTCGGTTTCACCGCCTGGAAGTAGGCGAGGAACGTGCTCATCGCCGCGCTGGTCTCCTCGTCGGACAGCACTGGTTTGGATTTCAGCAGCAGGATCATGCTGACCAGTTCGATGGGCAGGTCGGCGCTGTTGAGATTGGGCAGGTCGAGTTTCACACCGTTCACTTCGAGGTGCACGTCATCATAGACGACCTCATCATCGGGAATGTCGACTTCGACGTTCTTGTATTCAGCCATAGCGGTCTCCTTATCAATATGCATTCATGTTTGCGACGGTCAAAAAAGAGTGACCCCACGACCGCGAGACCGCCATCCAACGGTCGCAGGGAGAATTAGACACGGCGGAGGTCAGACCCCTCCACCAGTGGGAGCCGTGAAGTCCTTCGCCAGACCCCAGGCCTTGAACATGGTTCCCGAGTCCTTGAAAAACTTGAATGTCATGTTCGGCGTGATCTGTTCACTGTATTTCAGTGAAAGGTCGTCACGGTCAGAGATCTTCGCCTTGGGCGCGTAGATCAAAATCTTGTTATCGTCCTGGTCGATCGCGCGAACCACCGCACGCCAGTTCTTCGATGTTGATGCCTTGGTTACGGTGATGGAACCGTCCGTGGCGCTCACATCCGTGTCGAAGTACGCGGTGACGCTGCGCTTGGTCATTTCGATTCCCGGGAACTGGAACGTCCAGAAACCGGGTGCTGACTCGGAGTACACGATGTCTCCGTTATGCGCGGTGATCTCCGTATCGTCGCCTGGTTCCGGATGAAGCGTCGCCCCATCCTCAGACGAATATCCAAGCGGCTCAAGGCCTGCGGGCACAGGCCATGCGATCCCTTCAGGTTCTGTGAAACCGGAATCGTCGTAAGGGATGAGGAACAGTTCGTATTGTTTGATGATCGCAATGAACTTCGCTTCGTTCATGGTTTGCGCGTAATTATCTTCGGCCATGCGGCCACCTGCCTTCCAGTAGGTAAATCGGGACAATGAAAGGCGCGTGGCGGCGCGCGTGAAACAGCTATCGAACCAGCACGTTCAACAGCACAAGTGAATAAGCGAACAGGATCTTCGACTCGTCATCCAACGCCCTCATAGGGCCACTGGAATGCTCGGAGTCAATAACCTTCGCATAATCAGTCGAGAGAATATGGGATTCAATATCAGCGGCGAGCTCCTGCGCAGCCTTCCAATCAGCCGCGCCACTCTCCGACACCACATACACAGACAGACGCAACGTCACATACTGGGTGATCGACGTGACCAACTGGCCTGGTTCCGCAACCAGCACGCACTCCCTGTAGGGGAATTCCGTGGAAGAGCGCACCGCGGAAAACACCACACCAGGGAACGCCTTGCGCAGCTCGGGGAGCAGGAACGATTCAACCCGGATGGGTCTGACCGATGGGCGTCTCATAATCGCAGACTCCCCGTTGCCTGAGTCAGCAGACCATGCTTCGTCTCGTCGCGTTCGGGGCAGCTCATGACGGCACCGGAACGGTTCACACCATCCCTGACATCCACATCAACGCCCTTGCCAGACGCATCCTCGCAAGCGGCTTGTATCTGCCGTTGCAACATGGGGCTTTTCAACACCTGCTCACGGAACGCGGCACGGTTGATGACGAATCTCGCACGATTGGACATGTCACGCCGCCTTCACTCGCACACTCAACTGGTCGCCCTTGTATACACCGCGCAGGCTGCGCCATTCGCCGACGATGCCATCCACCGGCAGCCTATGCCCGCGGACACCTATGAGATCGCTGTCGAGAATCCCCGTGGGCTCGGTGCTGCGGATATAAACCGTGTATCCCCTGATGACCCCAAGGGATGACGTGTCCGGGGCATCGCTCAGCGTGACCGGTGCCACCACCGCCTGGAATGACTTCCACAGGGAGATGGCACCTTGGATCGGCTCACCGTCAGCATCCACACCGTCTGCGGCGCGATACACATCGATCTGCTCGCTCATGTGACACTCCCCGAACCCATATCGATGGAGAACGCCTTCTGCACGCCTACACCGAGGTCATGCAACTCCTGTTTCTTGAGATACAGAGCACCGTCAGGGTTCGAATACGACCAGGAGTCCGTCATAGGGCCGGTGGTCTCCGAATGCTGCGTGGCACCACTGAGAACGTCATCCGATATGCTCATCGCTCGTTGAACCATGGCGCAGGTTATACGCGTCAAGGTCAATGGTCGCAGATTCTCATATCGAGGACATACCGTGATGATCTTGTCCGAAGCATCAGACAACAGAACTTCAGCCTGTGTCTTCTCGGATTCCGTCAGCGCATGCCAACGAGCCTGCAGATCGTCGACAGTCGCGAAAGTGGGCTGAGGAGTGATCGCATCGGCCATGGTCGCCTCCTACTCTTAGTCGCCGACCATGATGTTCTTGGCCTTCATGTCCGCCAGCAGCGCGTTGACCGCAGTGACGATGGCGGCGGCGTCCGCGTCGGTGGCGATGGCCGCCATGTTCGCGAGCTGCTTAACGCCGACATCAATGGGGTTGCCGTCATCGCCTATGAACACAGTGTCCGTCGTGGCCTGCAACGGGTCGGCAAGCGCGTCTGCAGCCTTGATTGGATGGAGTTGATATGCCATTTTCGTACCTTCCCGTCAGACCGTGAGCAGGACGAAGCGATTCACGTCACGCAGACGGAAACCGATCTCAAGCTCGACACGAACCGCAAACATGTTGCGTTCCCACAGGTTCACCGGCTCGCCATCCAAGGTGATGGTGGACTGGTCGCTGATGCTCATGCTCAAGCCTTCGACGGTGCCGAACGTAGCCGAAGTGAACTCACCCGCGATGCCCACGACCTCCGGTACTGCCGGATTGGTACCGTCTGCATCCTTGCCGGGGATTCCAGCGCCCTTGGACACATAGACCGGGTTGCCGAGGATGGTGCTCACATCGGCACCGGTGGTACCGTTGAGGAACAGTGGGCGACCATTGTTGTCCGTGGACTGGCGCAGGATGGAGCGCCCATGCGGTGACAGCGCCCAGCCGGTGATCTCGCCATCATGGTCGGTCACGGAATCGTCGGCGGCATTCAGCTTCTTCCACACCTGACTACCAAGAGCGATCTTCGGGGCGTCGGTGAGCTGGTCGAACAGGTCGCCTGGCTTCGTGTCCGCGCCAAGCACTGTGCGGTCGATCTTCTTGGCGATAGCACCAGGCGCGCGCGCTACGACAGCATTGTAGAGAGACTGCTTGTCGCGGCGGAACTGGTTCGAGAACGGGATGATCACGGCAACCGTGTAGCCCGCCATGTCCTTCTTGTCGAACGTGACCTTGGACTTAGGCTTGACTGCGGTTTCAGCCACCCAGTCGGCCTCAAGGTCACCCTCGATGATCGGGATACGCAGCCCAGCTCCAGGGAGGGCGATGTTGGGTACCAACTGCAGAAGTGCGGACTGATAAGCAACGTCCTGCCAGATCTGCGCTTGTGTTTCTGGCGTCAGGTCGATTCCGGTGGTCTTCCGGCTGATGTCGATTGGCTCTGTTACGGCCATGTTTATTTCTCCTTAATAAGAAAACCCGGCCTAGAAGCCGAGCCTGTTGAGCGATTCAATGAAATCGGCCCCTTTGCCAAGAGGACGATGATGTTCAGGCTGGTCCCCGATACCGGGAATCTTCAGCCCAATAGGATGAATTTTGTCGGCATTGGCCTGAATTCGTTCGGCGTGGGCCTGAATCTCCTCCAATGTCGAGCCTTCAAGAACTTCAGCAGGAACGCCCGTATCTTTAGACACTTGCGTCTTCCATTCAGAAAGCTGCTTGGCCGTCTCGAAACCCTTGAGCTTCGATTCGGCTTCTTCGGCACGTTTCAATGCCGTCTGCAAATCCGTTTCGACGCTTTCGGCCTTCGAAGCCTTCTCCTTGAGTTCGTCATAATCCGAGAACTTGCCGCGCTCACGGGAGAGTCGCTTCTCGATGAGCTTGTTCACCTCATCCTGGGAGAAACTACGCTCCACCTCTGGCTGTTTATCCTCGTCCTGCTGTTCCACCGTGGTTTCAACGGTGTCTTCGGCGTTTTCAGGCATGCCGAAACCTCCATCCTTGTATGAATGTCACCCCAAAACGGTTGAGGCCACCGCCGCGGAACAAAGCCGCGTAAATTCTGAAAATCAGCCTTTCGGCTGCACGCCATCCGTGTAGCTGTCTGGGAACATGCGACGCATGTTCGCTGAAATTCCAACGAAAGGGCTATAATAAATGAAAACGGCCTTGGAAGATGCTGGAACATCAACCAAGACCTAACGAACACACCTGACTTGGAGGTGGCCGCTATGGTCAATAATACGTGTAAGTTCCCCGGTTGCATAAAACCAGTTTTGCAAAAAGGTTACTGCGGAAGCCATTATTGGCAGTGCGTGAGGAAACCAAAACTCCCATCCAAACTTTACTTATGCCCTTGGTGCAACGAACAGCGCACAGCTCAAGAAATGTATACAAAGGGCACCATAAAAGGCAAGGTGCCAAATGTTTGTGAGTCATGCCGTGAATCTCACCCAACTGAATCATGGTGCAGTTATCATCAATGTCCCCATAATGTTTCTGAATTCACTGTGCTCAAAGACAAAAAACGAAAAATCAAATACTCGCCGGTTTGCAAAAAGACCTATTCGATTCGTGAATGGGAATTATATGGATCGCAGGAAAAACAATGCGCTTCCTGCGGTCAACTTCTTTCTTCGCTCAATTTTCGAGGTGAAAGAAATTCTCATCCAGTTTGCATGGAATGTGAAAAACAGCACCAGAATCTAAGGTTTTGCATAGGCTGCAACGAATGGCTTCCTTTCTCGATGTTCAATCGAACTGGGAGAAGTGGAAAATTCCAAACCGTTCGGTGCAAACCATGCCGTAATGCCCACGATCATGGGATGACAGTAAGGGAAATTTGCGAACGGCAAGGTGTCAGCTCCCCACGATGCGCAGTATGCGGTTCAACCGAAAATCTCGAAGTTGACCACGACCACAAACACTGCAATGCTAATAAAGGATGCCGAATCTGCGTGAGGGGCTACCTCTGTCACGACTGCAACAGTTCCGAAGGGCTTCTGAAAACATCTGATCACGCTTTTGCGCTGGCTCTATACATGCTGAACAACAGCATCGCTTACGCCGCCAAGTTTTCTGATATTAGCGAGAATATCGTTAGTTGACGGATAGTCAGACACTGCCATTGCTCTGGCCTTCAGATATTTTTCATACATCGCATCTGGGTCATATCCTTCAATGTGATGTACGTCTTTATCCCACTCAGCTATGATTTGACAATCACAATCAGCGTGCCAATGGTTGAATTTTCCTGCGGTCTCTTCAGAATAATAGACAAATCCTCGACTTGATGTCATCAGGCAGAATGCGCAGGTCTTGGCTCCGGTGGGCACTCGGGCGAACCGTGGTTTGGACGGGTCGCTGCGAATGTTACGAGCTACTGTCTCGCGCCCCGAATACTGTATCCAACGGCTCAAAGCGCCCTCAAGGAACGCTGCCATGTCGTCGGCATTGCCGGTGAACAGGTCACCGGCCTTGTACCGTACTGTAGCCTGTATCGCAGCATCGGGGAAGGGATCAGCAGTCAACGGCGCATAGGCTCCATTGACCTGCGTGGCGCGTGTGCGCTCATACCATTCCGCAGCAGCCGAAGCCGCGATGTTCCCATACTTGCGAACCAGCGCTGGTATTTCATCCAGAAGCAGGTCACGCTGCCACGTCGGATCCATCCCTTGAATGGTCTGCCACAGGCTTTGCATCTCCCGCTGCGCCAGCCTTACCGACTGTTTCTGCGCCGCCGACAACTGATTGACCTGCGCTCTGGTTGTCATTAGTCGCCCCGATCAACTTGTCGAGAGTGGATGACGCCTCGGCCTGACGAATCCGGTTGAGTATCGTAGTAACATCCTGTTGGTCGAAACCGGCGTAACGCCAGCCGACCTCGGTCTGCGCGAACTCCGGCGACACGGAAGCGATCTTGCTGAACGAGTCGGCGCGCGCAGCGTCGGACACTTCGCGCGTAGGTGCCCAGACTGGTCGGATTGCGCTCAGCTCATCAGGAGTGGATTTCAGGTTGTCCCTGAGTCTTACGCCCATGATGACGGCTTCCTTCAAAGCCCTGCCGAACCGTTTGTTCTGCCTGTCCGCCTCACGGCTCAGTTTGCGTTCTGCAGCGGCCATGGCTTCGGCTGACGCGGGATTATCCATCGTCACACCAAGATCGCTCACCGGAATATTCGTCTCCGACGCGACCATGAGCGCAATCGTCTTCAACATGTCCGAATGCGGCTGCATCGACGCCTGGGTAACCTGATGAAGCGTAGGCGAATCACCGTCATCGTCCTTGCTGATCGCGTTGATCGCACTGATAAGACTCGACCATGTGTCAGCGCTGAACGCATCCTCACTCGCCCCGAGGAACCAGAGCTTCGGCACCGCGTAGAACTCGGCTGAAGCCTCCATGCGCACAATCGTGCGGAAACCGATATCGGTCAACGCCATCAACGGACGACTCACGCGGCTGCGCCCGAACGGACGGTTCAACTGCGCGTCATAGCTCAACGCGACCACTGGCGGACGGCCAAGCGGATTATAGTATGCGTCGGCCTGCCAAGGAAGAGTATGCCCATCGCACACATACACCTTGTCGTCAAGCCACACATTGAACGCCGTAATACTGCCATAACGGTCATCATCCGTAATCGTCAACGCGGCTTTGGTACGCTGCTGCTGACGATCCCATATCGCAGCAGACCAGTCAGCCGAACGCGGCATCAGAAACACACGACCATCATCACCGGTCGTCACGGTAAGAAACGAGCATGAATGCGTGTACGCGCTCGAAACCAAACCAGGAACCACAGTGTCAAGAGCATTGTCCTCAACAATGCGCGCCACATCAAACGAATCCGTCTCACCAGAAGTCGAAAAACCCTCGAACACACTCAAATCAGCAAGGGAGCGCACCGCCTTCGCAGGCCATCCGATCATCGCCTCCGACTTTGCCTTGATGGAATCGGGTATCGATATCCCAAAGTCCTTCAACGACTCGTGCGCGTCAACATATTTGGAACGAATCAAATTACGTGGATATTTATCCGACCAAACGGCCAAAAGCTGTTGAACCGTCACCATATCCGAATCAGGAATTCCTTTTATACGCGGAATATTCACAGACCCGACATTAAGAAACGGGGAACCATTCGCAGAGAACGGTGAACTCATGAAATCCATCAGATCATCACCTTCTGCTTTCGTCCAGGATGCCGTTTGCTCGTGAATGCGCCGTGCAGGGCGAGCGTGCACGCGACCAATGGGGATATGTCCACGTCACTGCCCTTCTTGTTCCAGCCGAACGCGCCGCCATTGCCTATCGGCCTGGTGACCGCGCCCTGTGTAGCCAACGCCAGCGGCATCTGCTTATCGTCCGGAAGATGCTTCAACGAACCTTGTGCGAGCATGTCCTGAAATCTCCCGCAGGCCTGCCCCATGTCGGTCGAATTAGTCACCGTCACGCGAATATGCCGTGATTGCAGTTCGGGCAGCAGCACCATCGCCGGAGACTGCCCATCCAATACGACGGCTGCGGTCTTCGGCCAGCGTTCCTTCAACCATTCGGCAGCCCATACGACGCCCTTGCTGCCCGGATCCTCAAAACGCACCAGTTCGATATGCGCGGTACCGTCCTCATACTTCATTGCGGCACCAATCGCCAAGGAACTACGGTCAGGCGACATATCGAGACCATAGGAGACGATTCCGCCATCTCTACGTTCATCAACCGCGCCATTCGCCCATTGTTCGACGTTTATCGCGCTCGTGAACGTGGCCTCGTCCCAGATGCCCAGCGCCTCGCGCCGGAACGAATCATCATCCAACTGCCGTTTCATGCGCAGCATCGAGGATTCCGGGGTGCGGCTCGGATACGATGGGTTCGCCTTCGCCCACGCCTTGCGGTCATCCGACTTCACATCACGGTCGGCCGAGAACTCCACATACACCATGTCGTCCTCGCCCGCCAGCGCCTGACGGCGAAGCTCCGTGAACTTCTCCCCCGGATCCGTAGGCTTTGGAGGCGTGCCCATGTACAACACCAGACCGATATGCAACGGCGAAGCATTCGCCGCGGGGATCATGTCCGACACGGTCTTCTCGGAGAGAATCTGCGCCTCGTCGAACACGATCACATCCACCGCATCGAAACCACGACCGAAACCCGACTCGCGAGCACCGAACATGATGCGCGAACCGTTGACGAAGATCACTTCGGGACGGCCCTGCGGCTCATGCACCACACGGACGAATGGGCGCATCGCCTTGCGCTGCGCCAGCCCCTTGAAGAACAGGAACGTCTGATATGCGGTGCTCGAACGATGAGCCGTCCACACCACCGTCAAATTCGGTATCAATGACGCCAGGATGAAGATCATCGTACCCACCGTGAACGTCTTGCCCGTCTGACGACAGATAGACATCACGATGCCGCCCACCGTCGCCGCAAACGAGCCATCCGCACGCTTCGCCAACATGAGGCGACCCAAGCCGTCCTGCCACCGGTCGTATATGATGCCGCACGCCCGAGCACGCTCGTCCACACGAGGCCACATCGTCGAGGTGATCCCGGACGGCTGGATCACATGCCGTGCGAGCGAGGAAAGACTATCGCGATGAGACGCAGGACGTGTGGAATCAGACCGGCTCCCACTCCGAGTCCGGGTTCGAGTCGCTGACACCACCGACATCACCCCCATCATCATCGGAGCCCTCGAGCCCTTCAAGCTCCTTCTTCACATCAAGCATTCGCTTGGTCAACGCCGCCAAATCCTTCGGCGACGTACCCGGATCAAACACCGCGACCTTCAACCGTTCCAACGTCCGATTCAGCAGCGACTCATACGATTCGCCGGTAACCATCGGAGCTCCGACGGGCTCATCGGGCACGGCTTTCTTCCTAGGCATCTGCACGAATCCCTTTCCATCCACGAAAGGGACAGCAGGTCATGCGCACGAACCGCGCACGCGAGTAGAACTCCACGCCTCCCCGCCTGTAACTACGAGCACCGGACCGTACGAACACATGCAGCCCATCACCGGAACGCGACACCTCCACGTACAGGACAGGCTCGGCGATCTCCCTGACGATCCGGTCGACATCGACCTTCAAACGACCCGAATCCGTGAAGCAATGATCGAAATCATAGACAGCCAGACCACCACCAAGCATGACGCCATAACCGTCGCCCACTGTCGAAGCGAGAGCCTCGGCGTACGAGACCCACGACCGTGGATTCGTGCTCGACGCATTCCTGCCGTCCAGCCGCAACGGCTTCTTGCCGTCCGCACGAACCCAGATCCGGGCATCCGTCATCACATTCGGCAAAGGATGCTTCACTCGGAGGCGGTACGCCTTCTGTCTGCACGCCCCGGAGCAGAAAAGCGGCGCGATCGCACGGCTCCCCGGCTGGAGCACATTATGGCAAATAAGACATCTCACACACTCAATAATAGCAAAACGTTACGGCAAACACCAATAATCACAACGAAAATGCTACGATCACAAATTCCCAGACTCCAAAAAGCCGAACACGCCAGCAAACCAGATAGCCCACCAACCCGACCGAAAACGGCGCGAAACCGCCACGTAGAGGCTGTCACAGGTCGATTCGGGCACCTCGGCAGCCCGCGGGAAAAACCGGTGTGTGAAAAAGGCTCTATGACCTGTGGGGAGCCTCGCCCGGGTGGGAGGGGGACCTCCCATGGGTCACCAGTCGGATGTCCGGAACGGGATCGAGGTTGGCTTGACGCTCTTTCCCTGCACTGCGTTGCGCGCCCATTCAAGACTTTTGTTGGATTTCAACTGGTTGCATCGTCTATGCGTTAAGACGCAGTTTTCGAACTTGAATGGCGAGCCGCCTCGTGATACTGGAATGATCTCGTCTACTTCGGCGCTCCATGGATTTGGTGTTCGCAGTGTCTTGTCTACGGGCTTGCCGCATATTGCGCATGTGTCGTAGGCTGCCAAGACTCGCGCTCGTATCTCCCTACGTCTCGCACCATTCGCGGTGCGGGGGTTGCGTTTGGGGGCCGTCATGCCTCTGGTGCTTGTTCGCTGATGTATTCCCATGCGCCTTTGGGATATGCGGCGATGGTGGTGAAGTGCTTGCCCCAGATGGTGAGAAGGCCTGTCTTTTTGTTGACTCGGTATCCTTTGGCTTCGGGCAGGAGGGTGGGGTCTCCGTTAGGTGGGGTTACTGCAAGCATTGCATCTCCTTGGGTATGGGAACTCGTGTGAATTGGGTGCAGACGCTGTCTCGTTGTAGGTTGAGTGCAGGCTTGCCGTCCGTATCGTATTGGATGACGTGACCGTAGAGAGCGTGCCCATCTGTGTAGATCGGGTCGTCCATGGTGAACAGGATTGGCGGTTGGTATGAGTTACTGACGTTTCGGACAAGTTCAACGTCAGTGGCATCCTCGCTGTCGACCAGTCGCATGGGTGCCAGTGTCTTGAATGGGATCATGCGCTCGCCTCCAAGTAATGTTGCCCTGCTCTCGTCTGCCGGGGCGCTGAATGTTGTGGCAAGGCAGGGCAAGTGTTAATCCTTTTCGAATGCGTCCATGAATGCTTGTGTGGCTCGTTGGAAACGGTGTTGCAGGCTGGTCTCATCCACGCACAGTTTGACTGAGTGGTATTGATGCCCGCCTTCGCTGGTGGGTTTGATGCGCACGGGCACTCTGACCCGGAAGCTGGTTAGCACTTCATCGTCAGCCCCTGGCGCGGTGATGGATAGTTCGATCTCGGTGTGCGGTGCCATCATCATGTGCCTCCAATGTGGATTGGCTAATCGTAATAGTCGTACTGAACTTGATTCTTTTCGGTCGGCTGTATGCCGTGTCGCATCTGATCAGCTTCGATTCTGCGGCGTCGGCGGCGACACTGTTTGGTGAACCAGGCATGCCCTTTCGTGTCTATGCACGCGTAACTGTGGTGATGCCCGCGATCTTTTGTTATTCGAAGTCGAAGCAGTCTGCGCCCATGCTGAAGAGTCCGACGGTGACGTATGGCGCTTGGGTCTTAGGTGATACCCAGCTGATGCGTCCGTTGCCGTCGCTGTTGATTTCCTCGAGTGGTGTGGTGTCGCATACGAAGGCGAATGGTGTGCCGTATGGCAGGACGGGTTCGAGGGCTGTGCGGATCTTCTCGCGGAAGGCTTCGGCTTCCTCTTCGCTCATCGTGTGCCTCCGTGTGAAGTATGGTGCCTGGTGGTGAAAGGTTGTAAAGGCCACCAGGCAAGAGTCAATGGTTATATGCTCGTTGCATGATTACTTTGTCTACCGTCATTCCAGTAATAGGTTCGCTTTATGTTGCCACCCACTGGTTAGTGAGCGCATGCTATGTCACGAGAAAAACGAAAGCTTATTGGCGGATCGGTGAAGAACTAGATAAAGAATTAGAGAAGAAGACATTTGACACAGAATCAGCGAAACAAACTTGGCAACGCGAGGAATTTGGGAAACGCTTGGAGAGAGAGGGGATCAAGGGAAAGTTAAGTCTAGGCGATCTTGATATCGCAATTATGCTTAAATCTTTTCCCGTTCCCAAGGCTCAGCAGGTTGATCAATGGATACTTATCGTCACTTCCGTCATTGGTGTCATTCTTATGGGATTCAATCTCTAATAAAAAGCAGGAATGCACATACGAAGGGCCCGGTGTTACCCGAGCCCCGCATATGAAAATAATCAACTTTAGCCAGTATGACGTTGACAGTAACGAGATGCAAATAACGTTGACAGTCATTTTTCTCTGGTGAGACAGCACCATACATCCCATACTCGGAACACCGGTTTACCGTCCGACATTCCCACCGGTTTCAACAGTCCTCGTCCTTTCCATTGGCTGATGGTCCAACGCTTGACGTCAATCCCGTTGGCCTTGAGCAGTCGGGCGACCGCCGCGGCGGTGCCTTGTGTCTTCTTGTTCTGCGCGAGGGCGCATCTCAGGAGGTGTTGTTCCTGAATATCCCATACTTTCAGGGTCTCCCCGCATTTGCAGACGATCCATTGGCTTGCTATCTCCGTGTCGGTGCACCATAGGTCACGCGAGCATTGAGGGCATGAGCCGATGAGCCGTCGGTCTTCCGGCGGGGTGAGTTGCATGAGGAGTTTGTGGCGGTATCGTTCGGTGATGGCGAGGATGTTGGCCGAGTCTCGGCGTTGCAGGAGCTTACCGGCACGTTGCGCTGCGGCTTTCAGGATGCTTTCCGCGGGCAAGCTGCTGTTGTAGCGCAAGGTCAATGCCCTTCCGAGCAGGTCGGCGAATCTGATGATGTCGTTGAGCAGTTGGAAGGCGTCCATGTTCAGCGGGATCGGTGCCGTGGACCTGCTACCACCGCCTTGCTGCCTGGCGGTGACGCTGGCCTTCTTCGCCGCGATAATGCGCAGATCGGGAAGCATCGTGGACATCGATCTCAACGAGTCGGCGAACCGTTGCGTGCAGTTACCACACACTCGGCTTCCCGCGGTTTTCGCGCCGCATACCTGGCAGCCGACGATGACGTTCACCATGTTGGCCCCTTGTCTGCGAGTGATTGCCTGAGTCCGTTGATGACGTTCTGGTTGTAGCCGAATTCGCGGCGGAGTTGTTCGTCGTCGGCTCCTTCGTGGATGAGTTGGATCGCTTCTCTGTACCTGGTTTCGCTGTTTTTGCTCATCGTGGCTCCCTGGTGTCGCTGGTGCTGTCGCGGACGATGATGATGGTTCGTCCGAATATGCGGAGCATCTTCCATCTGCGGGCTTGGATGATTGCCTTCTCCATGTCGTGCAATGGTCCGATGTTTGTTTCGTCGATTCCGTCTCTGAGTTCCTGGGTGCGGAGGAGCCACTTCTTGTGCGTGGCGAGCCAGCAAAACGCGATATATAACCCGTAGATTCCCAGCAGTATTACCCAAGCGATCAGCGGCAGGAACATGCCTAACCAAAATTGTTCGCTCATGCGTTCTCGCTTTCGTAAGGGTTGTCTTCAAACATTCCGCGATGCACCAGATCGTCGTAGCCTCCGCCGATGCCATCCACTTCGCCGTTCCATCCATCGCCGCTTTCCTCCCATGCCGCACGATGACCTTCGCGCCAGGCCTGTGCTTTCACTTTGCGTAGCCAACGGTCGAATTCTGCATCGATAGCCTTTGAGAGCTCTGCATAGTCCTCTTTGCGATGTTCGTGGTTCGAGAAGAACTTCTGGAATCGATCAGCTATGGATGGGTCATAGTTCGAGCGCACTTCTTCGGTGGTTGGCGTATATGCCTCGTTTTGCCCCCTAGCGGGCCCTGTGTGCTCTTGGGAATGGTGATGGCTATCCTTATCGGTCTTGATGTCTACCGGGCCGCTCTGAGGGCTGATATAGCGTTTAGTCATCGTTCACCTTCTCCCGTGGTGTTTTGTTCTGGTTGGATGCCGTGCATTTGCTTGATGTGGTCCGCGTAGTGTTCCTCGCTGCCGATTGCTGACATGACTTGCATTTCGGATTTGAGTTTCACCAGTTCGATCTTGAGTTGGATCACGTCATTGGTGAGCGCTTCGATGACCGCCTGGTCAGTGTCGTGACGTGCGGACAGTGCGTCATAGTCGGGGAATAGCTTCTGGACCTCAGATTGCATCTTCGCCGCCAATCTATCCCGACATGAGTCGGTCAGGGAGTAGTAGTCGGTAATGTGTGCATCGACCCAATATCGGTCAAATATTTTTCTCATTCTTCTTCTCCTAAAACGTCGTTCAAATTCATGCGATTCATGCGTCCTGCGAAGTGGTGGCCAATGTGCTTGCGGGGTTTGCGCCCGGGGGCTTCGAGTTCATGCCCTCGCCACTTGGTGGCTGCTTGAGCGGCTGCATCATCCAGTGGCATGCCTTGGTTGACGAGGCGTCGGACTTCTGCTGGTGCCCCGCCCGCCCACAGTGCGTCGCCTTCCAACCCCTGCTCGATGAGCAGACTGTTGATCTGATTCTCGGTGAGACTGGCGGCGGGACGGTTGCGTTTCACGATGTCCGCGACATCTCCTGGTTGGATCATGCCGAAATCGTGGTGCGTGCCGAACCATCGCGCCACCGCAGCCAGACACTCCTTCAAGGTCGGGGTGCATGCGTCGTTGACGATCTGGGCGAACAGGATCGCGTCGTCCTTCGTGGCACTGCGATGGTCGATGTGCTTGACGGCGGTCATCAGATCCCAGGCGTCAATCGGTGAGAGCAAGACGGACACCTCCCCGCTGTTCCGATTCGAGTTCGGCACGGATGCGCCGGTCCTCGTCCCATTCGGCCTGAGCCTTCTGAGACTTCGTGACATAGCCGGTGAAGCGTGGCGACTCCGGTTCGTTGCCCCATGCGCCCGCGTTGAGCCATGACGCAGGATACTTCGTGTAGCGTTCCTCGCGGTTGGGGTCGTCCCGGTATCGTCGGGCACCATCGCACAGTTCCTCGAAGCTTGCCTGCCTCAATGCCTTCACGAACGCCTTGCGCGCGTTCTTCGGATCCTTCTTCTTCGGATAGATCGCATACCATTGGTCGAACATGTCGCTCTCGGTTTTTGTCGTTTCGCGACGGTTAATGGTTGTAGGTTGTAGGTTATGGTTAATGGTTAAAGGATGTGGATACTCGGGCGATAGGGTATCGGATACCGTATCGGATACCCTATTTTCAACCAGTTCGATAGGGTTTATTTCCGGCTCTGAAAACAGGCTCTCCACCTTGCTGAAACCACTCCAATCGGGACGGTCCTCATGCAGCCTCTTCACCTCGTGGACGATGACGCCACGAAGTTTGGCAGACACCACGGCGGCGTAATTGTTCGCCACCGCGACCGCGACCTTCGGGCTCTTCAACGTCTCATCGTTACGCAGGAACGAGCGGATCAGCACCTCCTCCGTGTCCTCGTCCGTCACGATGTACAGGCCGTCCTCCAGCTCCCTGCCGGCCTCAGTTACCCTGCGTGTCGACTGCCCCTTGGACAGAGCAGCAAGACGCTTGGGACGCCAGTCAGCCACGCCACACAGACTCAACGTGGGGTGCGTGAGCAGCTTGAAATACAACGCCTGAGCCTGTTCCGAAAGACCAATGAAATCACTGTCCCCCCAAATCTGAACCGCCACCTTCGCGTACTGTCGAGTCATCGCCACCGCCTCCTTTCATCCATACGATCCAATGTGTCCCGGTCTGCTTGGGTTGCTTGTTGCCGAACAATGGCGGTTCATCAGTGCAGGCCAGGATGCGGCTCAACGGGATCTGTGTCTCGTTCCACTTGAAGATCAGCACCCCGTAAGGCATAAGCACCCGGAAGCACTCGAGGAACATGCGCCGCAAGTCGTCCTGCCATGTCTCCCGGTCGAGAGCCCCGTACTTTTTAGCCATGTACGAGGTGGCACCAACGTTCTCCAAGTGCGGCGGGTCCAGCACCACCATGCGGAACGAAGCGTCGGAGAACGGCAGTTCCCGGTAGTCCATCAACTGGTCGGGTTTCACATCGAAGCGACGTCCATCGCACAGCTCCCACGACTCGTCACGGACATCACCGAACAGCACACGGTCATCCTTCTTGTCGAACCAGAACATGCGCCCACCGGACGCCGGATCAAGCACCGGCTGCAATGCCACCATCACCGCCACCTCCTTTCCAATGCTTGTATTGCGCCCTGTACCGTGTATGGAGGGCGAGCCAGCCGACATGATGCCACTCGACGTAGCAGTCATCCCAGTCACGTGAGCCATGGAATTTCACGCGCCACCACTGGCCACAGTCAGGACAACGAGCCACACGCCCGCCATCCAGTCGCCCGATTTTCGGCAATCGGCATGTCATGAAATCAGCAATGCCCGGCATGCAGTCACTCATCGGTCACCGCCTTCCATCCCAGCTCGCGCATACGGTGATCACGACGTTTCGCATACGCATCAGCCTGCACCAGATCAGCCACTTTCAGCCGGTTCGGATATTGGCCAGAGAAGGGTGAATGCGATTTCGATATGAGCCACTCAGCGGCAGCATCGGCCAAGTCCGAATCCACGCCATCAAAATCAGCGTCATACTCCCGAAACATCACATCAAGGAACCCCTGACAGGGCAGGCAACACCTGAACCGATACCACTCACCGCAAAAGATCCCCGACTGATGCGAATACGACTCACCCGCAGCGACCGCGGAACCACACAGCTCACATCGAAACGGCTTGCGCGCCTTGACCACCCTCGTATCCGTGAAATCACTCATCAGGCTTCTCCTCTCGATGAATATTGATGAATGGAATCACCGGTTTACGATCGAATGCGGCCGGGAAAGCGCAAATCGACTTGCATACACGTCTCGCCATGTCAGACCCGAGCATGATGGGCTTAGGCATATTCTCGACATCAATCGTGATGACATAACGCTCACTCATCCCGTCACCGCCTTGTCTGCTAATTCGTGTAAGCGCTTGTAAAGCAACGGAGCATTACCATCAGCGCGTTGATGCTCCGTCTCATAAATCGCTTCCAATTCGTCCCAGTGGTCAACAATCTGCATCCATTGGGCACTGACGTCTCTCATTTGATGCAGTTTGGATCGCAACACGGGGTATTGGTTGATCAACTGCATGCACCGGCGGAAATCCGAAGGATCGTGCGGGTAGCCGGTAGACCTGACACCGTAATTTCCTACTGGCATACCAGTTACGCGTGCAACAATCGCATTAGAAGATTCACCACGCTCACCGCATGCCAACCATTCGGCAAAATTCTCAATTCGCAATGTCATGCCATCACCGCCTTACGAGTAGCAGTGAGAGCTAATCGAGTTTTAAGCCTCCAATTATCTTTCACCTGGTCGGCTGCCTTATCCCAATCAAGCGAAGCGCTGGGGTAATGCAGATTCCCGAAGAAAACTCGCGCCGCCGCTTCGATCTCCGCTTCGGTGGGCTCAGCGGTACGACCGGCAACATAGGCTCCCTGACTCATGAGCAGTGAATCCCAGAAACTCACCTGATTATCACTGTGATGGAAGCTGGCCATAGTCGTCTCGTTGACGAGATTATGAGACTCTTCAACCGCGATACTCATTGCGTTCCTCCCTTTTTCGTTTGTGTTTGCCTCGCTGGCAGCCGCATGATGTGCTCTTGCCTGCCGTGAGATTCCATTGCCTGACCCGACGCCGTTGGCCGCAGTCGCATTCGCACAGCCATGTCAACCCGTGACCTGGGTCTGGTTCGGGATCACCAAGAACGGTGAGCATCCCGTATCGTCTGTCTGTCAGGTCCTCGGGGATGCTGAACCCGCCGAAACCATCCAGTTCACGGATGCGCTGCACCGATCGGCGCTCCGATGCCGGTTCGCGCAGCCATTCCGCGAGCATCCTCACGCCCGGATCAAGACCCGTCGCCCGCGTCATGATTCCTCCTGGATGATGAATCGGATGCGGTGCAGTCCTTTGATGCCTGTCTGTTCTGCTTCTCTGCGGAAGTCGGGGCCGATGACGTGTTTGGAGTCGTCGTCGGCCCATAGTCCGGCGCGGGTGAACCCGTCGATGATGGGTTTCGCGCTTGGTGCAGCGTTCGTCGGGTCGGCCCTGTTGCTGGACGGGTACTGCACGTACGCTGTCACATGCGCCCGTTTGAAATGCACGCCCCGAGCTGCGTTCAGGCAACGCAGGTAGCCGATCTCCTTCAACGCGCGTCGTTTCCTGTTCAACGTCCAATACGAGCCGTGCGCACCGTTCTCGGTGATCCAGTTCGCAGCCGTGATATCAATGGTCAATTCAATGGTCCTCATGCTTGCTCCCAGTACTCGTCGATGAAATGATTCACGCCACTCATGCACTGATGCTGAGCGTTGAGATCGTCCCCGCAATACGGGCAATGCTCAAAATCAGGAGGCGTCTCAGCTGGATACACGTACGCGCTAGAAGGCAGGCTCATCAGACGCACCTCCCCACGGGTCTTCTACGCCCATGAACCCGTCATTGCGTGATCCTGCAGGCGGCTTCTGCGCCAGGTCGATGTGAGCTTTCTTCTCGATGCGGGATCCGGGGTTCAGGTTCACGTCACGGTATTCCTTCTTCCGGTCCTTGTCCCACTTCACTCTCAGATCACCTGTAACCTGGAGCACGTCGCCCGGCTGGAAATTGGCGGACAGATTCACCAGGGTTTCATCCCATATCGTCGTATGCCAGTACGGGCCGAACCAGTTCGAACCGTCGCCCTTCTTCCCGACCTCGCGCAGGTCGATCCGCGCATAGGATTTGCCTTGATTGGACTGCTGTACATCCACCGCCGGCCTGCCGTTCCTGCCTTCCTGCAGCTGTCCGTAGAACTGTATTTTCGCCATTAGTTTCTCCTTGATTTACGTGTGTATGGGTTATTGCCCTTGACCGGGCGAGGCTTACGGTTTTTGCACGGGTATTTGTCGCCCATCGCGTGAGGACAGCGATCCTGGCCGACATCCGGGTGATGACAGAATTCACATTCATGCACCGCACCATGCAGAATGGGAACATCCACCGTCATAACTCCACCTGCCTTGCGGAAACCCACACGCCCACCAGACTCAACGGGAATACGGCCAGCCAGGGCATGAGCCCCGTGCCCGACGCGGCCGCGAAGGTGAGCCAGATGAAACTCAAGAACCCGACCACGCAGGAGACAATCAGCAGCAGGAACATGAGCGTGAACCAGATCGTGTTGATAGTGGTGTCACTCATGAGGTGCCCCTTCGTCCAGTGAGGGTTGTTGGGCTTGTTCTATCTGTGGGGGTTCGACGTCCTCGATGACGGGTTTGAACACGTCCGTGTAATCCGGTGTGGTCTCGTCCGCTCCGACCGCCGATGCCGCGTTCACACTCACGGGCAGGTAGGGGAAGACGCGGCGGATGACGGTCTTCTTCGCCATGGCCTCGTAGTCCGATACCCATGGCCCGTTGTTCGATGCCTTGGAGCGTCGGCGGATCTGATCGACCTCGCTTTTGGTCATGTGCTCGAACACGAAACCACCGGTCATGAGCTGCGCGTTCACGAACACGTCGGTCAGTGTCTTCTCGGCATGCTCCACGTCGCGCGCCTGGTGGAATCTGAAATGCTGACCGGTCTCGTCCTCCCAGGTGTCGAACTCGTCACCCTGGTACACCGCCTGGGCGTGCAGGCTCTTGATCTGCCCGGACCTGCGAGCCAGATCGATGATGCCCTTGTAGCCGAGGATGAACGTCGCCTCCACGCTCCCGTTGCGCCTGTTGCCGTACGGCAGGATGTACGCGCGGCCCAGCCCGTCCACCGCCGATGGTTCCAATCCCAGGGCGGAGCATTTCATGAAACAGCTCAACACGCTCTCGGGCGAGCATTCCGCCAGTTTCGGCTCCTTGTTGATCGTGCTGACACACAACTGGTAGAGACGCTCCCCGCTCATGTTGTTGCCGATGACCGCCTGGATGCGCGGCCACGACTTCATCAGCATGTCCTTCAACCGGTCCTGCGGGCGGGCCTGCACCAACTGCTGCCCCTGTGTGCGTTCCGCTAAAGCTCCCATAATTACTGCTCCTTGACTTCCACGACGTGCAGCCTGCGCGCGTCATACGCTTGTCTGACCGATTCCTTGTAATGGGTGGTCGTATAGGTCGCTTGCCAGCGACCCGATTTGAGTCCTTTGTGCTCCCCGATGAAAACCTTGAGATCCTGCCCGACCTTCTCTTTTTGAGCTTTGAGGCTTGCCAACTGGTTCGAAAGCCTGAGATAGGTAGCCGACATCTCTTTGAACTGGTCACTGTCAATAAGCTCGATGTCGCCGTCATCCTGCGGGTAGAGTTCGTCCACGTCCGTGCCGGTGAGTTCGGGAGGCTCGTCGCGTTGAATGAACCCCCAGAACGATTCAGCCGCGTCGATCACGGCCGTGATGTCGTCCTCGTCTCTCTCGAACCACACCTCCACCGGCTCCGACTCCCCGATATCAGCCACGAAGCACCCGTACGACCAGCCCGTCACCGCCAGATAATGCGTGACCTGCGCCATGTAATAGGCGGGGGCCTTCACACTGCCGTCATCCGCATGCCAGTCACCCGCCCGATACGCGGAAGCGGTCTTGCATTCCAGGACACCGAACCCGCGGTCCTCGTCCCACAGCACACCATCCAACGAGGCACGCATGCACGGATGCTCCCTGGACACCAGACTCATGCCCGTGCCGTCCGTCAACGACATCGCCGGATAACGGCGACGGAACCAACGACGCAATTCGCCCTCCAGCACATTGCCCTTGATGACCGGCCAACGCCCTGAAATATCCTCATGCTCGGCACGACCCGTCTTCTCCAACCACAACGAGTACGGCGTCTGATATTTGTTCACGCCCAGGATCGTGGACATATCCGAACCACCAACACCCAGCCCACGCTGAGCGAGCCACGCCGCCTCACGCTCCGCCTTCGTACGCTGACGGAAACGCACCACCTCAAACACGTCATTCGACTTCAACACAGGCCGTCTCATTTGGTGGCCTCCTTGACCTGGCCGTCCTCGATGATGATCGCGCCGGGATCCCCGGTGCCTACCCGCTCCATGAGGACCTGGTAATCGTGCTGTTCGGCGGTTTCTGCTACTAGTGCGAGAGCGTCATCGTCCAGGAGGGAACCGTCCTTGATGCGGATGACGCGCAGTTTCGGATTCGACGCCATCGCGATCGCCAGAGACACTCGCAACTGCTCCATGCTCGATGCCTGCTGGAACGGCACACCCTTGTAGGTGACGCCCGACTCGTCGAAACCAAGACCGTCGATCGGGAACTTCGCCTCGGTGAGTGCCTTGTCCTTGGATGCCCGCAACGCTTCGATGCTTGCGGTCAGCTTGTCGTACTCGCTCTTCGCTGCGGCGATGGATA